CGGCATCGCCGGCTTCCGTGCTGATCTCGGTATCGGAGATGATTTCTTCGGCTCTCGTGAGGATGCATACTCTGACACGGTACGCCGTAAAAGATGGGAATGGTACCTGGACGATTTCGGTGCCCGTCTCAAACCCAATGCCAAACGTATCCTGATGATGACGCGCTGGCACGAAGAGGATGTTGCCGGCAGGGTATTGGAGCAGGTTAAGGCGGGTATCGTCAGGGGTAAGGCGGTGACGTTTCCGGCTATCGCCGAAGCCAACGATGTACTCGGCCGCGCCGAGGGCGAATACCTCTGGGATGAACCCGGCGGGTATGACTACGCGTCGTTCCTGCGTCAGCGCCAGCTCGAATCAACCCCGATGATGTGGAGCGCGCTGTACCAGCAGCGGCCGGCTCCCGAAGAGGGCGACTACTTCAGGGCCGAGTGGCTGCATACGTACGACATCGCGCCGGCGCGGAATACCCTGCGCATTTATGGCGCGTCGGACTATGCCGTCACCGGCGACGACGGCGATTACACCGTGCACATCGTCGTCGGCCTCGACCCCGACGGTCGCATGTATGTCCTCGACGTTTGGCGCAAGCAGGCCAGCTCGGACGCCTGGGTCGAAGCGTTCTGCGACCTGGTGCTCGAGCACAAGCCGTTGATGTGGGCCGAGGAGAGCGGGCAGATCAAAGCCGGCGTCGGGCCGTTCCTCAGCCAGCGCATGTTGCAGCGGCGCGCGTTTGTCTCACGTGAAACATTCCCTACCCGGCACGACAAGAGCGTGCGGGCACAATCGATGCGGGGGCGGATGGAGCTCGAGGGGTTGTATCTACCGCGCTCGGCGCCGTGGCTCGATGCCTTTCGCCGCGAGCTGCTGACGTTTCCCGCGGCGGCGCATGACGACACGGTCGACGCGCTCGGCCTGGTTGGCCAGCTGCTCGACAAGGTGGTGTACGGCGTCAAGCCGGTGGCGATAGCGAAGCCGGTGCGCACGGGCTACACGGCGGCGACAAGGCCAACGCTGAGCATGAAGGTGCTGTGATGACTGACGATCTGGACGACGACCTGCTGCATACCACCAACGAGGACGATGGTGGTGACGATCAGGATGACGACGACGATCAGGGCGGGGATGACGGCGGCGACGATTGTGACGATGGTCATGGCGAGGTAGGGCCGCCGGGGCCTCCGGGGCCGCCGGGGCCAGCAGGACCGCCCGGGCCGCAAGGCCCCCCGGGCGAGGACGGCACTGACGGCACTGACGGAGTCGACGGTGCCCCTGGACCGGCGGGACCGCCAGGGCCGACAGGACTGACCGGGGATCCCGGGCCTGTTGGGCCGCCGGGGCTGGTCGGACCTCCGGGCCCGGTCGGGCCGGCGGGGCCTCCCGGCGCGGATGGCACCGATGCGCAGCCGCTCGGCAACTTCATCATCGGCACCAGGCTCGGCGACCTGATCGATTCAAATTTTTGGGATGCGCCGACGACCTTCAACGACATCATCACCGGAAAACGCGGTGCGGATACCATTTTTGGCCTGGACGGTAACGATTCCCTCAACGGAGGCAAGGGTGCCGATCATCTCATCGGCGGTCACGGTGACGACGTTGTACTTGGTGGTCGTGGCCACGACACGTTTGTCTTCAACACCGGCGACGGTCACGACAGGTGGCGGTTCACTTCGAAGGACGTTATCGATCTGGCGGGGACCGGCGTCGCCGGATTCAACGACCTGCACATGACGCAGACGGCGCAGGGCGTGGTGCTCGATCTGGGCGGCGGCGATACGATCCTCCTGGCGTTCCTCAAGGTTGCCGATCTGCACGCCAGCGAGTTTCACTTCTGAGGGTGGCGGGCATGAACTTCGGCAAGGCGCTCGACCTCATGCGGGACGGCAAGGCCGTAGCTCGCGAGGCGTGGGACGGTCGCACGCTCGAGCTCATCGAGCCGGGGCCAAACGCACAGATGACGCTGCCGTATATCTACGAGACGTCGGGCAATGGCGACTGCGTGCCGTGGGCGGCATCGCACCAGGAGCTGCTCGCGACGGATTGGGGCGAGGTCTAGCCGGCTAAGCTTTGCGCGGCTTGATGCACCAGACGCGCCAGTGTTCGGCATCGAGTTGACGCGATGTGCCCTGCTTGCCGATACGCTTCAGCGCGAGGAACAGGGCATGCACCTGGCCGACGCCGGTGAGCGCGACGCTATCGCCGATCTCCATACCCGTGGCGAGGGTTACCCATGGGCCGTCTCTCCGCCCGGTGAGTTTGCCCGGTAGGGGAATGTCATGCTCGATGACGCGACGGACTGCTTCAGGCATGTGACCCTCCATAATTACGGAACACACATATCTTAGCCGTATTTCGGTGCGCGACAATGCCTCGTTTCAACGGCAACAGCTTTATTCCACTGCGTCATCGTATCGAGCAAGTGTTCCGCGAGCACCCCGACGACAGCATGACGCTGTTCGACGTTCTGGTATATCTGCCGGTGGCGGACAGAAATCGACGTGACGTGCGAGACTGCTTGGTTGCGCTCACTTCGCTCAGCTATCTCAAGCGTCGTCGCACCGGCAATATGGAAAGCTACAGTGGCACGGTTTACCGACTACGTACCGACAGCGGAGGCAACGATGGCAGTTGAGCGCGACGATATCGATCAGCGTGAGGTAGAGCTTCTCGCATCGGCGGCCGAGGGCGTACGGCCGGTGCTGCGTGAGGCGGCGGAGGCCATGCGACGGCTGGCGCGCGATACCGACCAGAGCGGTGTCGTTGGCGGCAACCTGTACAAGAACTGGATGACGCTGGTAACGCCGTACGTCAAGCCGGACGCACCGGCAGCACCGCCGCCGGAGCCGGAGCCGGAAGCGAAGCATGGCGGCGGCAGGGACGACGACAGCCCGGAGGCACGGCGGGCCAGGCGCAAATAGCCGTGGTCGAGATCGTCAAGCGCGGCACTCCGTATGAGCAGCGATACATGCAGGTCACATGCGGCCGCTGTCTGTCGGTGCTAAAGTTTCGTGGCGATGAGCCGACCAAGGGCGTCGACATCTCGTGGATTGTCTGCCCGGTATGCGAGCAGAACATCAACGTGGCGGGGGCTACGGCAGTGCCATGAGCTCATCGAAGCACGACAAGACGCGGCATCCGCCGAAGCGCGAGCGCCCGCTCGGTGACGAGCATGTGAGCACGGTCAACATGCCGCCGCGGCCCAAAGTGAAGCCGCGCTTGCCACCCCGTTCGGGAATAACCGAGCGCTATCCCGGCGAGCATGGCGTTGGTCGCAAGCCACCGCCGGCGCCGCCAGTAGCGGACGACATCGACGATGAACCCGCAACTTGAGCACCGCATTCTGGTCCTGCGGGCGCGTGCCCCGCTCGGGCTGCTGCCGGCCATCGACGAGGCGCTGATTTACATGCGGCGCCTGGCGCGCGACATTAACGTTCAGGTACTACGCAATTTCGTCAATCACCTCGAGCAAGAGCTAGGGCTGTAGCCATGCGCGTCATTGATGATGTCGGCACGAGCGGCCTCAAGCAGCTACCGGCGCAATGCTATGCGCCGCCGGTCGACTTCCGCGTCGATGTCGAGCGCTCGCTGAAGGAGGCGAGCGCGGTCGAGACGGTGCTGCCGGAATGGCAGGAGCCGGACGACGAGCAGGCGGAGCTCGAGGCGGCCGCCGCGGCAACCAGCCGACGCTTAGCCAGCAAAGCATTGCGCGAGGGCTGGGCTTTTCCAAAGCCGAAACCTAAGTCTACCGCCAAGCAGCAATGGCGGCAGCGGGTGGCGCTCGATCATGCCATTGCCGAGGAGCGACTACGTTATGGAGTAGCGTTAGTGCAGCTCCAGGAACACTTGAGCAACATCAGCGGCATAGAGAGCGGGCTCTGCTGTGTGCCGAGCCGCGCGCAAACGTTGGAACGAGCCGCAATCTATGCCGAATACCGCAAGGTCGAGCGCTATCTCTGGGAATGCGAGCGGCCATGATCGATGACCCGAGACGTAATTCTGGTCTGCGGCGTCCAGGGGTCGGGCAAATCATGGGTCTGCCGGCAGTTCAAGCATCGCTACCATTACGTTCAGCATGATCGCTGCTGGCGGCATCCGAGCGCCGTGCCCGGCGATGGCGATGACGTCAAATGGGGGCCGCCGGGCAGCCGCAACGTCCACCTGCCGACCTTGATCATGGAAGCGCAGAAGGCCGACCGGCCGCTGATTACGGAAGCGCCGTTCGGCGAGCGCGAACTGCGTGAGAAGCTGATCCAGGCCGGCCTCAATGTGCGGGTGCTGTTTGTCAACGAGCCGCCCGACGTGCTGGCCAAGCGCTTTCTTCAGCGCGAGCGTCGGCCGATCGACCGGGCCGCGCTGAGCCGCGCCGCGGGTATTGCCAAGCGAGCAGCCGAATGGGGCTGTTTCGTTGGCTCGTCGGCTCAGGTGCTGGCCGAGCTCAGCAAGCCATCGTCGGATTATCCCCGGGGGATAATCCCAACCTGTCGCACCCCAGCTCGGAGTGAGTAGCGGTCATTCCGGGCTGCATAGGCCGTACGCACCCGTCGGCCTGGGTGCGACACACCATCTCCTCTAAATCTGAGGCACTGTTTTGCCCCAAGGATATACCGCTGGCGCCGCGGCTCGCCCCGCTGTGGGGGGGAACGATCCCTCGCGCGGGCCGTCGCTGGCCGTGGATAATACCAGGGAAGAGGAAGATGATTATGACGTTGCCAAGCTTAGAAGGCAGTATCAGGACTTCCAAGGAGCTAAGAGAGAAGAACTTAAGGAGCAACGTATAGCTCGCCACTACTATTCCGGAGACCAGTGGTCTTCCGACGAGCTGAAAATACTTAAGGCGCGCCGTCAACCGGCAATCACCCGCAACCGTATCGCACGCAAGATCGACGCGGTGGTGGGGCTGGTCGAACGCCTGCGCCAGGACCCGAAAGCCTATCCGCGGTCACCGCCGCCCGCCTTGCCGCAAGGCATCGCGGCGGTAATGGGCGATGCCGGCATACCGCCCCATCCGGGGGATCCGGGCAGCATGCCGCTACCGCAGGCCGGCGACGAGGGCATGGGCGTGCCGCCGACGGGGCTCGCCGCCGGCCTCGGGATGGCCGGCCCACCACCACCCAATCCAGCCTCACCGCCCGGTATTGGCACACCAATGCCGGAAGGTGGCTCAGGCGGGCCGCCACTACCAGCCCAACCACCGGGGGCACTTCCTCCCTCCCCGGACATGGTCGGTGGCCCGCCTCCGCCGCCGCAGCAGGATGAGGAAGAAGAGCCCGGCGATCTGCAGGAGGAGGGCGCCGACGTCGCCACTGCGGCGATCCGGTACGTGTTGGATAACTGCGAATGGCAGACGCACAGCACCAATGCGGCGCGTGAGGGCGCCATTAACGGTGTCGGCGGCATAGAACTGGCGCTCGAGGAGGGCGACCACAGCAAGCGGCAGCCGCAAGCAGATATGTCGTGGGACATGATCGGGGCGCTTGAGGGCGAGCAGCGCGACGAGGTCGACCCCGACGTCACCATGCAGGACGTCGATCCCGATACGCTGTTTTACGATCCGCGTAGCATGCGGCTCGATTTCTCCGATGCCCGCTACATGGGCGTGGCCAAGTGGCTCGACCTCGACCTGGCCAAGGAGATGTTTCCTGACCAGGAGGAGCAGTTAGCCGGCTTAGTGTCGGTGGGCACCGAGATTGAAACCTGGCAGCAGCGCGATCGCGAGCGCAGATGGATCGACGTCAACGATAAGCGGTTGTTCGTCGTCGAGCATTGGTACAAGCGGCGCGGTGATTGGTGGTGGTGTTTCTATACTGGCAACACCATACTAATGCGGGGTAAGTCTCCGTTCGTCGATGAGAAGAACAAGACGTTCTGTCGATTTATACTGTATAGCGTCAATAGCGATCATGATGGCGATAGATACGGCTTTGTCCGTAATTTGAAGCCGCTGCAGGACGAAATCAACGCGCGGGCATCGAAGGCGCTGCACCTGATCAACGTGCGCCGGATCATCATGGAAGAGGGCGCTGCGCCCGACATCGAGATCGTGCGCCAGGAAGCCGTGCGGCCCGATGGCGTGCTCGTGGTATCGCCGGGCAAGCGCTTTGAGCTCGACGACCAGGCCCAATTGGCGATGATCCAGGGGCAGTTGGAGTTCTTGCAGCAAGCAATCACGGAAGTTGAGAATTTTGGGCCAAACCCGGCAGTAATCGGACAAGGAATAGAGAATAAATCAGGACGAGCAATAGCATTACTACAGCAAGCAGGTATAGCCGAGCTCGGGCCATATATTCTCTCCTACCGTGGCTGGAAAATACGCGTCTATCGCGCCATCTGGAACATCATCCAGCATAACTGGTCGGCTGAGCGTTGGATCCGCGTCACGGACAACGAGGGGCTGGCGAAGTTCCTCCTCCTCAACGGCGAGCGCTACAACGAGTACGGCCAGCCATCGATCGTCAACGCGGTCGGCGACCTCGACGTCGACATCATCCTCGACGAGGGACCGGATTCCATCTCGCTGATGATGGACACCTACGATGCGCTACAGGCGTTGGCGCAGCAGGGCACCGCAGTGCCGCCCGAGGTGCTCATCGAGCTGTCGCCGATCCCCGCAGCGACCAAGCGCAAGCTGCTGAAAATCGTCAAGGATGCGCAGAAGCCGGATCCCGAGGTCGAGCAGGTCAACCGGGCCGGGGCACTCGCCAACATCGACAAGACCGCCAGCGAGACCGAAAAGAACAAGGCCTCGGCGCAGAAGATGCTCGCCGAAATACCGGGAACGCAGGCAAGCGCTGGGCGCGACAAGGCGGCGGCGTTCCGCGACATCACCGACGCGGTCCTGGCGCAGCATCGCGAGCAGCATCCGAGCCCGTTCGATGTGCCGGGCGCTACGCCGGCTGGGCCAGCCGACGAAGGCATTGGCGGCGCCGGGGTTAATCCATTTGGCCAGTGACCGCGTTGAGTGCTTGCCCCGGACTTGATCCGGGGGGCCTCAAACCAAGGACATGATCATGTACGAACTCATCAGGCAGGCCGAAGGCGGCGGGTCCAGTGGCGGTAGCTCACCGGGCGGCGGAGGTTCGGGCGGCGGCCAGGGCGGCCAAGGCGGCGGCTCGGGTGGCGGCAGCAAGGAAGGTGGCGGCGGGTCGGGCGGCGGAAGCAAGCCGGGTGGCGGCTCGCCAGGAACCTCCTCACCGGGTGGTGGCGGCTCCAAGCCGGGCGGCGGCGGCAGCAAAGACCGCTAAGCGCGAAACTCTCTCCCTTGGCCGGGCGCGCGGTACGCCGCCCGGCCCTTTCTCAAAACATCAACCGCGAGACAGCGATGCGGGGCGACCAGCAGCGAGTGCAGGAGCGGCCTGGGCAGCACGTCTACCGGCGCGGCTATTGGTACATCGCCGGCGACGAGGTCATGCTTGTCTCAGCGGGCGCTGGGATGCCCGCCAATGGGTTACGTGCTTATCCGTTTCGCATCCGGGCGTCGGTGCAGATCGTCGCCCTTGGCACCCGTATCACGACCGGGGCAGCCGGACTAATGCAGCTAGGCATCTATCCAGCCAGTAAGCGAACCCTGCAGCCAGAAGGCTTGCCGGTGGCGGTTACCGGCGACATTGATGTGAGCGCCGCAGCCAATGTATCGGGGGCGGTAATCGGCGGCTCGGCATTACTGCCACGTGGCGTCTATTGGTTTGCGGCGAACAACAATATTGGGGCGCTTGTTGCCCAGGTTGGCGGCGTTGCGACTAATTATTATGGGACTTTGGTCGGAAGTGCATCCCAGGACATTATCGCGTCAGGCTCTGTCAACGCGGCGGCCCATCGCTTCGCTTCGGCAACCTATGGTTTTTGGCCCGACCTATCCAAAGGCACCATGGCCGAAACAGGAACCTCGCCCTACGCCCTCGGCCAGTTTCAGGTGGCGCCATGATCCCGAGCCGCGCCGCTTATCAGGTCACGTCGGACACCGATCCGCCGCGCTATGCGCCGGGGTATTGGTACACCATCGCGCCAACAACGGCGGTGGCCAGTGTCGCGCATAGCGCCAATGCCGTCCGCGCTTGGCCGTGGATGGTGCGCGGCCGGGTGCGCATCCAGGCGCTCGGCATCCGGGTGACGACGGGGGTTGCGGGGCTGGCGCAGTTCGCCGTGTATCGCGCTAATGCGGCGACGCTTAATCCGCAGGGCAGCGTGCTCGCCAATACCGGCGATGTCGATGTGAGCGTGGCGCAGAACGTCAATGGTGCGCTGGCGCAAGGCATTGTTACGCTTGGCCCTGGCCTGCACTGGTGGTGCTCCAACACCAACGTTGCGGTACTGTTGCAGGGTATCCCGGCCGGGTTTGTTAGCGCTGGCGTGCATGGTGGCGCCGCTACGCAAGCGCTCATCTCGGCAACGGCAACCGCGGCCCTGTTCATGAAGCAGGGTACTCCGGCGCCGACCTATGGCACCTGGCCCGATGCCAATGCCATGACGTGGAGCGAAGCAACCAGCACGCAGTCAATCCTCGGTCAATTTCAGGTGGCTAGCTGATGCCGCGCGATCAGTACTCTCCGCAGGCCGACGCCGAGCCGGGCTATGCGCCGGGGTTTTGGTATCAGATCGCCGCCGGACAGGTAGCGGCGGGTGCGGCAGTCACCGCCAATACGCTACGCCTGTTGCCGTTTCAGATACGGGCGCTGGTCGACGTCGTCGCTCTCGGCGGCCGCATCACGACATTGGCGGCGAGCGGCAATTGCGCTTTCGGTATTTACCGCGCGCACGGCAACACGCTGTTGCCGGTGGGCCGACCGGTGGCGACGACCGGATCGGTGTCGACGACGCTCGCGGTTAACGTCAACGGTGCCCTCAATGAGGGCCGGGTGCAGTTACAGCCTGGGCTCTATTGGTTTGGGGTAATGGCCGATAACGCCACGGTGGTGTTTCAAACCATCACCAGCGGGCACAACAGCTACCTCATGGGCGCCACTACGCAGGATTTGGCTTCATCGGCTGCCGCGGTCGTGGCCGGTGCTCGATCGGTGGCGGCGACGTTCGGCACCTGGCCTGATCTGACCGATCCGGTGCTGACTGGCGCTGCTGTCGGCAGCGTTTACTGCCTCGGCCAGTTCCAGGTCGCGCCGGCCTCATAACCGGTAATCAGTTTCGTCCACCGCACGATACGCGGTCGCGGCCGGGCCCGCGATACCACCCCGATACGTCAATCTCACGAAACGAGAAAGGGACGGCAACATGGCCGGCACCGACGACCAAGCATTGTTTGAAGAGGCACTATCGGGCGAGCCGGCGGCACCTGCCCCGGCTACCGACGAGACGGTCCTTACCGAGACGCCGACAGCGGAACCGCTGCCCGAGGGCGAACAGCCGCGCGATGAGCACGGTAGGTTCGCACCGAGGGATGGCGGCGAAGGCACACAGCCCGAAGCGGAAGAAGAGCAGCCCGCCGAGCGGGAACGTGTCGTTCACACGGTCCCGATCAACGAGCTTCTCGCCGTTCGCGATCGAGCTCAGGCTGCCGAACGGGAGCGCGACGAATACCGCCGCAGGGTGGAGGAACGGGACAGACGCGAGCAACAGGCGGAAGCCGCCCGGCGCCAGCAAGTCCCCGACATGATCACCCAGCCGCAGCAGTATCACGCATGGATCATGCAGCAATTCCGGCAGGAGTTGCAGGCTGAGCGTGAAGCGGCTCGGGCGGGCGTCGTCGACATCTCCATGAGCATGCAGCATGAGCAGCATGGCGACACGTTCGTGCAGGCTTATCAGAGTCTGCAGAGCGAGTATCAGCGCGGTAACATCCAGCTTCGTAATTGGGTGGTCAACTCGCCCAATCCTGGCAAGGCGCTGATGACCTGGTGGGCGGATGTCTCGGCCCGGCAAGAGATCGGCAACGACTTTGCCGGCTTCAAACAACGCTACCGCGAGCAACTGAAGGCCGATCCGGCCTTTCGCAAGGAGTTCGCGGATTTCATTCGCGGCCAGCAAGCGCAACAGGCGCAGGCCAGCCGCGGCAACGGTGTCGTGCGTAACCGTCCCGGACTGCGCAGCATCCCGTCACTCACTCGAGCCACTGGCGCCGCCGATAGCGACGACCGCGCCGAGGAGAGCGAGGGGGGACTTCTCACTAGTGCGCTACGCCGGGGATAGCAGCCCGAGCTACGTCCGCGAGCCCTCGCTCGCCATTCATCCGCTAGGAAGTAAATCGTGAAGCAATAGCCTCGTCGTGGCGCTCCGCCAAGGAACGCCACAATGGCACTCACAACTATACAATCCAATAATAAGCTTGTTCAGTATCGTAAGGAGATCATTCGCGAATACGTCCGGGAGAACTTGTTCTCCCCGTACATGGGTGACGATCTCACCAGCATCATTCGTCTGCTCTACGACACCAAGAAGGGCGGCGAGCAGATCAACATCCCGATCGTCACCCGGCTCAATAGCCGCGGCAAGGGTCAGGGAACGCTGGTAGGCAACGAAGAGCGCATCGACAACTACGGCATGCGCGTCTACGTCGATTGGGCGCGTAACGCTGTCAAGACCAACAAGGCGGAAGACCAGAAGGACAGCGCCGACGTATTCGGTATTGCCAAGCCCCTGCTGAGTGATTGGGGCAAGGAACTTCAGCGCGACGAAATCATCGAAGCGCTGATGTCCATCCCGAGCGAGGCGGCTCCTGCAGGGATTGGATCGGACGAAGGGCAGAGGGTCAACGGCATCCTCTATCAGAATGCCACGGCCGCGCAGCGTAATCAGTGGCAGACGGATAACTCTGACCGCATCCTGTACGGGGCAACTACCGCCAACCTAGTCGGCGGTAACCACGCCTCGGGCCTGACCAACGTCGACAACGCCGCCGACTTGTTCAATGCCAATGCGGTTGCGTTGATGAAGCTGTTGGCGAAGAAAGCCCAGCCGCGTATCAGACCGTTCCAGCTCAAGGATGGCCGCGAGTATTTCGTGGCCTTCGCCGGTTCGCTGCCCTTCCGCGATTTTGCCGCGTCAATGCAGTCGATCAACCAGAACGCGAGGCCTCGCGAAAATCTCAGCGGCGTCGGCGGGGCACCAAACAACCCGATCTACCAGGACGGCGACGAAATGTACCGCGGCGTCATCGTTCGGGAAGTGCCTGAAATCGATACGTATGTTGATGAAGTGTGGACGTCGCTGCTTACGGCAGGCGCCGGAGGCACGACGCGGACTAATCCAGTATTTTTATGTGGACAAACCGCCGTAGCAATGCCGTATGGTCAGATGCCTCAGCCGACAGTATTGGCTGAAGATGATTATGGTTTTGTAGAAGGCGCAGGCATCGAAATGTGTTATGGCGTGGCTAAGGTGGCTAAAAAACATCCCATGGATGGTACAGCTCTAAAACAGTGGGGTGTAGTAACTGGATTTTTTGCCTCTACGGCAACTTAAGTGGCAGTTGAATACCTATAGTCCAAGCATATCCGTGGACTATTTGCCAAATCATCTGCTTCGTTACCTCAAACTGCTCGCCGAGTTCGGCTAGCGTATATGATCCGGTAGCGTGAAGCTGCCTGATCTCGCGCACATCGACCTCGGTGAGCTTCCTGCCTCCGCCGTTCGCCTCGCCTTGATGCGGGCGGCCCATCTTACGGCCAAGCACGTCTGCTGCATGACGTTGGTTCTCGCGATGCGTCACCCATTCGAGGTTGGAAGGCCGTAGATTCTGTGGGTTGCCATCCTTGTGATTGATCTCATGCCCTTCCGGGCAAGGACCAATGAAGGCCTCCGCGACAAGTCGATGTGTCAACCATGGCTCCCGCTGATTGTCGCGCCATAGTTGGACAGCGGGATAACCTTTGATGTTCGGCTTTGAGGATCGGATTTGCCCAATGGTGACGCCCTTGGCAGGTCCAACCCGTTTTACGCGCCCGCGGTCGGAGACCTCGTAGACGCCTTCCCAGCCGACCACCGGCAACCATCGTTCGTCGTTCTGCTCCATGGCGGCAGCATAGCCAAATCGACCCATCGCGTCCCATATCTCTTATGGCGAGGCCCCTCGTCTTAGACCCTCAACCAGTCTGACGCCCCCCAGCCGCGACGGGGGTTCCTCGCCACCAGCTCTGAGCCTCCGGGTCACCGCCCGGAAGCTCATTGGCGCCGGGCGGCGCTCCGTCTGCTCCATCGGTTGACCACCGCCGCCCGGTTGCTCTTCCCCGGTCGGGTCGCCTGGAGGGCGCCCCCGCGCTTCGCTCCACCTAACCCCAACGAAGGACACGACAATGCCTAGAACAGTTTCCTCGCGCCGGCTCGACAGCCAGCAAGTGCATTTTCTCAGCTGCGCCTATACCGCGCCGGCAACCGCTACGCTCGGCACGCTGCCCGCCGGGGCCACCCCGATCAACATCATCTTCGCAAATGACGTGGCAATCAGCGGCGGCACGCCGGTCGCCAGCGTCGGCACCTCGGCAGCACCTACCGGCTACCTTGCCGCCGGCACGCTCACCGTGGGCGCTAACGTGCCGCAAGCGGTTACCGCGGCAATCGGCAGGCCGACCTCGGACACCACTCTGTACGTTGTATTCACCGGCGGTGTGACCACCGGATCAGGCCGCGTCCATCTGCAGTACATCCCG